AGAGATCGGCGCGGCGGTAGAAGGCCTGACGGGCGGCACCGTGCAGGCCATCCTGAACGCCATCAAGGCGGCGCTGGACGCCAAGGCATCCGACGCGGCCACCTCGGCGGCGCTGGAGGGCAAGGCCGACAAGCTGACCATCAGCTCCCACATCAAGGAGGTGGAGCTGGACAGCAGCACCGGCGTGTTCACCTTCACCCGGCAGAACGGCAGCAAGATCACCATCGACACGGCGCTGGAAAAGGTGGCGGTGAACTTCGCCTATGATAAGGCCAGCCAGAGCCTGAAGCTGACGCTGGCCGACGGCAGCACCGAGACGGTGGCCCTGTCGGATTTCATCACCGTCACGGAATTTGAGGACAGCGACACGCTGGAATGGAGCGTGTCCGCCGACGGCAGCAAGGTCAAGGCCACCGTCAAGGCGGGCGGCATCACCGACACCATGCTGTCCAGCGCCCTGAAAGGACTTCTGGCGGGCTATGTAAATAAGGCCGCACAGGCCGCCACGGCGGCGGCCGGCAGCGAAGCCTCGGCCCTGAGCTACAAGAACGCGGCAGAAGCGGCGGCCAAGGACGCGGCCAGCAGCAAGAAGGCGGTGGGAGACTATGCGACCGCCGCGCAGCAGGCTGCGGACGATGCGGAGGAAAGTGCCACAGCGGCGCGTCAGTCGGCAAATACCGCGAGCGAATCTGCATTTGATGCACAGGACATGGCATATTATGCGAAGCTAGACGCGGAGAACGCGGAGGCGTGGGCGGTGGGCCAGCGCAACGGCGTGGACGTGGGCACGGATGATCCCGCCTATCAGAAAAGCGCCAAGTACTGGGCGGAGCAGGCTGCCGAAGGAGGCACTGGCGGTACTCCCGGTGCCGACGGCAAGAGCGCCTATGAGATCGCCGTGGAAGAAGGCTTCGAGGGGGATGAGGCCGCGTGGCTGGCGTCGCTGAAGGGTGAACAGGGTGTCCATGGTACCGACGTAAAAATGGACAGCGCAGTGGCCGTGCCGACAACAGACCACCCCAATGGCGGCACCAAGGTGACATATAAGGTGAAGCAGTATCAGGCTGACGGCATGGGTGCATCTGAGAGCTCGACTACGTTTACTATCTGGAACGGCGCCGATGGCCTTGACGGCACCACACCCCACATCGGGGCAAACGGCAACTGGTATCTGGGCGAGACGGATACAGGCGTACAGGCGACCGGTCCGGCGGGCACTCCGGGCAAAAACGGCTCGGATGCTAGTGTGACCTCGGCCAATATTGCCAACGCGCTTGGGTATACGCCGCGGAAAGCGTGGTATGTGACGGTTACGCAGACGGCGGCTGGAAGCGCAGATGCAACAGCAGATAAAACTCCGCAAGAAGTCCTCGACGCTTATCAGGCTGGCTATGTGGTGTATGCCCGCGTCAATTTTGTGGGTCAGGAGCCGTATATTCTTCCGCTTTTAGCGGCGCAAGGCTCCAATGCCGAAGACCTAATCTTGGGTTTTACCGCAACAGGTCAAACCGGGGCATATGGTACCGCAACGACCCTTGGCGTTATATCTGTCTTCAGCCTGTGGCAAGTCTGGAGCGTTGAGCTTGCAAAGAAAACCGACATCCCAACCATCCCGTCCGCTCTCCCCAATCCGAACGCGCTTACCATCAAGGTGGGCGATACCACCGTGACCTATGACGGCAGCAGCGCCCAGACGGTGGAGATCACCGGAGACGATGACGGTACGCCCGACTACGTTCTGACGGCGGCGGACGCACTGGCGAAGAAGGTGACAGGCCACATTGGCAGCGACAACATCGTGTTCGCCGTGATGGCGGACGCGCATCTTGGCGTATACACCGACACGGACAATGTGGCCGGTAAGCAGGCGGGACAGGCCCTGAAACGGCTGAATGAGCGGTGTGCGCTGGATTTTGTCGCCC